TACCCAACGCTTTGCCGGATGCGCTCTCCCCTCCCTGACGCGGCATCACCAGCAGCTTCCCGTCAGCCACCTTGGCCGTGCAGTCGTACTGCTTGGCCAGGCGGGTGATGAAGTTGAAGTCCGACTCGTTGAGCTGGTCGGCACGTGGGACCTTGGTCTGCACCGAACAGACAGCCTGCCAGCCGTTGCGGGCGGCGACGTCAGCGACGATCCGCGACAACGGTACGTTTTCCCAACTGCCACTGCGGGTGGTCTTGCCACTGCCGCGCATGTCGCTTGCCTTGCCGGTGATCACCAAGATGTCTGGTGGGCCGGACAGCTCGATCTCATCGACCACGTAACGGCCAATACGGGTCAGTTTGGTTTCGGCGTAACCCAAGTAGATCTCGATGCTGGCCCCGCGCGGGGGCAGCACCACTGCACTGTCGCGGTCATCGATACGCAGCTCGAACTCATCGGACTCCATGCCTGGCTTGTCAGTGGTTTTGAGCTGCAGCAGCCGGTCATTGATCCGCTGGGTGATGTCGGCGCCGTCGGCCACGACACGAAAGATTGGGGTCATTGTTTCGTCCAATAAAAAGCCCGCACAAGGCGGGCTCAGTGGTTTCACTTTTCTACTGGTCAGTCGATCTTGACGATGGTCAGGCTGTCCTCTCCCACAGCAATAACGCTGTTGCAGACGGGACAGGCAAACACGTCGTTCTTAGGGTCAACCGGTAGCGATTTGGTGCAAGCCGGGCAGTTACCGACAATCTGGGTTTCTCTAAAACCGAAGGTCTTGAATAGCACCGCTCCCATCGCCCCAATAGCAAGGAGCCATCCGAGTACAGGAATAAACGCCAGTAAAATCGCGCCGATAGTGCCGAAGATGATCCAGTCGAGCCTGTACATCAGTTCCTTCCAGAGGCTTCGTTTCACTTTCCTTAACTCTGTCGATCTTTCCATGAGGAGTGCCTTAGTCATTCGCAAAAATGACAAGCTTATCGACGCCCGACAGACAGGGCAAACCATGCTAAGTCGCGCTCGACATTGCACTCAGCCCCAAAGCATCACCTCGCTGTCGTCGGGCGCCGGCAGATCCGGCAGCTCGATCACGATGCCGGCGCGGTAGGGTTGCGGCTCATCGGCCAGGCCCTGATTGGCATCCAGCACAGCCTCGACGGTACCGTTGAGATGCCCGTAGGCGTGATAACACAGGGTGTCGAGCAGATCCCCGTCAGACGTTCTGCAGGTCATCGCCATAACGTACAAACTCCAAGGTGAATGCCTGCTTGCGCGGGATTCCGCCCTGCAGCAGCGCGCTCTGTTCTTCTTCGACGTTCTTCAGACACCAGGTGCCCAGCACGTCGCCATAGCCGGTGGTCAGTGTCAGTGGCTGGAGCTGGGCGCCGAGGCTGCGTAGGGTGTCCAGTTGCTTGATGCCGCCCTTGAAGCCGGGAAAGATCGCGCCCTTGAGCGTGATCTTTTCCTCACCGATCCCCACCGCCTGCTGTGCCGGCCGGCGGGTGAGGCGTTCCTGTGAGGCCCAGCGGTACTCCGTGGAGCGCCGCAGTTCGTCAAAGGCAGCAGTATCCAGGTTGAAGTAGTAAGGCACCGCCTTGGGATCTTGCGGCTGCACGATCAGCAGGTGCGGAAACGGTTTCACCGCCTCGGGCACCGGTGTTGCGTCGCCGGCCAATGCACCGGTCGGCAGGATGTTTCCCAGCGACGGACTGACCTTGCCGGCGATCTTGTTGATCGCGGTCGACGCCCGGGCGGCCTGTTCCTTCAGCTCGCCCATGCGTTCATCGATCTGCGACAAGGCACGCGTGGCCTTGTTGTAGGTGGCCACTACCTGCCCGACCTTGGCCTGGGCAGCATTGACCCCGCGCATCACACGCTGCAGCTTTTCCCCCACCGCCGGACCGACAATCGGAATACCCTCAAGCTCTGAGGCCGCGCCGCTGATCTCGCTGATCGCGCCATTGACTGGCCCCATCATGCCGTCGAGGCTGCGCCGCCCGGTCTCCCCTGCTGCCGCCAGTTGCTTGAGCCCTGACTGCAGCTGCTCCATGTAGGCCATCAGCCCTCCTTACACATCCGGTTGGTCATACAGTTGACGGTTTTGCAGCTGCTGCGTGGCCTGCTGCATCTGCTGCGCGATGAAGGGCTGCAGCTCTCGCGCCATTTGTGCCGGGTCCTTGGCGTCGCCCTGTACGGTGATGTGCAGCGGTGCCGAGATCTGGACCTGTTGCTCGACCTTGGGCGCTTGGAACTTGGAAGCCGGAACCGGTGCGGCCAGCAATGCCGGCGGAACCGGCATGGTGGCGGGCACTGCAAGAGAATGGGCCACATCGCCCATGGCTGCAGGTGCCAATGGGCCAGAAACTGGCTTCGGCTCGAATGATTTTGCAATATCGCCCATCACCGGCGGCAGGTTTTTTCCGGCGTTGGCCATCATCAATGGCCCGGCGTCCGGGACACGCTTCAGCTCGTCAGATGTACCGAAATACTTCTTACCCAGGAACCCACCCAGAGCGTCCCCGCCCTGGTTCCCCAAGTAGGCACCAATCAAGCCGCCAACAATCGTGCCGATGACCGGGACCGCCGAACCGATGGCCGCCCCCGCAGCAGCACCGGCCAACGTACCTGCCAAACCACCTGCAGCAGCGCCGTATCCCTCGGCCTTCTCGTCCTGCGTTTCGGCGTTCTGGTAGGTGTCATAGGCCTTGAAGCCCGCATCCACCACAGCCACTACCGCCGTACCCTTGACCACGTCACCGACGCCCGGCCCCTTGTAATCGGTCTCCAAGCCACCTCGGTGCCGTTTTTTGCCCTTCCTCTTCTTGCCATCACCGTCGACATCGAAGTCACCGGCATCCAGCCCACCACCGGAACCCGGTAGGTTGGTGACGATCACCTTCTGCGGGATATTCGGGTTACCCATCAGGGTGCCGCGCCCGAGGTTCATCAGACCCTTGCCCACTTTGTAGGCATTGACCACTCCCCTCAATGCAACCAGAGCTGCCACGGCCGTGCCGATGCCGGCTACCACACGTGGGAATTCGTCGGAGAGACCCGACAGTTTGCGACTGACGTTGGTAATGCCGTCAGCCACCGAGTCGGTGACCGGTCGCAATGCATCGCCGATGCTGCGCATGGCATCGTCCATGGACTGGGCCATCTCGGACCATTTCTGCGCCGAGGTTTGCCGGCGCTCAGCGAGGTTTTTGTCGAGAATCCCGGTCGCGCCGGCGGAATCCTTTTTCAGTTGGTTGTACAGATCTTTGTTCTGCATATACGCAGTCAGAGCGGCCTTGACCTGCATGTCGGCGAACAAGTCACCGGTACGCAAAGCCTCTTCCAGAGACTTCATCATCGCCTTGGCTTTCTCCGGATCGGCCTCTTTGCTGATAGCCGCGGTGGCCTTGGCCATCTCGGCAGCCCGCTTTGGATCGGTCGCTTCGATGTACTTCTGAGCCAGGGCAAAACTGGATTCCAGCGTCGACATACCATTCTGCAAGCCGGTCTGCATTGACCCCTTATAGTCGATACCCGCCTTCTTGTAGGCCTTGACCGTTTCGCCGGAGCCGATTTTCTCCATCCAGTTCTTCAGGTTGTTGGCCGCCTCGTCCGAACCGCCGGCCGTTTTCATCTGCACCTGCAGCATTGCACCCAGCTGCGTCACCGAGTCCATGCCGGTAATGCCGAGCTTGCCCATACCAGCCAGCAGTTCAGGAAACCACTTGGCCATGTCGACGGCTTCAAAGCTACCCGCCTGGCCCTGATAGGCGATGGCCTCCAGTGCCTGCTGCATGACCTTGGGGTCAGTGATCTTGGCGTTCTGCCCCAGGGCGTTGATCATCTTGGCGGTTTCGGCGCCTTCCGAACCCTGCCCGACAGCAAACTTGGCCGCTGTCGGTGCATAGGCCAGGGCCTTGTCCAGCTCCATACCGGCGCCGACCAGGGCATTGACCACCTCGGCCACCTGATTGCGTGCCATTCCCGTATCGCGTGAGGTATCGATTACGGTCCTGGACAGCTGCGCCTCTTCCGGCGAGTTGGCAATGTTGGCCTTGATCGCGATGTCGCGAATGATCGCGCCGTAGTCGGCACTGACCTTGGTCGGAATGGCCGCTGCAGCAGTCAGCGCACCCGCCTGACCGAGGGTGCTTTTCAGACCCGACCGGCCCTCCTCGATCTGCCGATGCCCGAGCGCCTTGAGTTCGGCCCCGGCGGCCACACGCCCCATCGTGGCGTAAGCCTTGCTCAGACGGCCGACCTCGACGCCCTGTTTCTTGAGCAGTTCGAGGTTCTTTTCGTATTTGCTCAGCAGCTTGTCCGCACCGGCGGCACCGGTCATGTGTGCCTTACGCCATTCCTCACGCAGACGCATGGTGTCGCCGATGGTGTTCTGCAGCACGCGGGCCTTGCTGCCCACGCTGTCCAGATGTTTGATCTTGCTTTCGACGTCTTTGAACGCTTTGCCTACCGTCGGATCGACGGCGCCGCCGATGACAAAGCCGAGCGCGAGGTTCTTCGCCATGTGCGTGCCTTATGCGTCGGTGGGGTTGAGTGGCTCAATCGGAGAGCCACCAGACCAGCTCGTTGAAGGGCATGGCCAAGATCTCGGTAGCCGAGAACCCGGTCTCCCGGGCCATTCGTTTGGCCAGCATCTTCAACGTGGTTCCGTCGCATTTAGTCGTCCGTGACCAGACGAAAGTAGCCGGCCTGCAGGCGCATGTAATCAACCATCTTGAGCGCGACCAGATCCGTCTCGGGGGTCTGCGTCAGCGAGGCAAACAGCGACAGTTCCCGCTGCTCGGCATCACCGTTAGAGGACGCTTGCGCGGCCCGGACATCCCGCACACAGGGTGCGCGCATCGCCAGGCGGTCGACCTGAACACCATTGAGTTCGGTCGGATACTTGAGGCTGATTCGAAAACCTTCCTCGGTGAGTTCCATCCACTTGGGCAACGGCTGTTCAGGAGTGATTTGAATTGCTTGAGTCATTGCGTATGTCCTTAAAGGCCCAGGGCCGAACGTTCTTCTGCGAGCTGGTCGACGCCGTCGACCACCAGCACCATGCCGACCATGTCGATCTCGTAAATCAATCGACCTCCGACTTCAAGCTTGTAATAAGTCAGCGCCATGTTGTGTTTGCTCTCGGCCTTTTCACCGGCCTTCCAGTCGCCCATGTCGACCTCTTTGAGTCCGCCACGCATGGTGACGATGACCGAGGTGACCTTGCCCTGGAGGCCCTTGAACGAAGCACGAAACACAGCGTTGCACGCCGTGCGGTCGGACAGCCCGAACCACTTCAACGCCTCACGGCGGACACCGTTGGTGGTGAATCCGCTTTCGAGCTTTTCAACACCGACCGGGATCTCGATCTCGCCGACCATACCGCCGCCTCGGTAGGTTTCAGTTTTCAGCACTACCTTGGGTAGGGTGAGGCTCGGCATTTCGCCGGCAAAACTCACGCCGTCGATAAACCCGACGCAGTTGGAAAGAACTTCAGGAATCATCAGGTGGCCTCCTTAGGCGGCTTCAAGCACTTCGGTCATCCATTGATTGGTGACTTCGAAGAGGAAATTCGGGTTTTCGGCCGGCGGCACGTCGGTGAAGCGGATCCGCCAGTACACCTTGCCCTGCTCGATCTGGCTTGCCGTGTTCAGTTCCTCATCGGCGAACACCTCGAAGTTGATCACCGCGCCCTGATTTTTCAGGTCGCGCATGAACGCCTGCAGGCCGTCGGTGACGTCCTTGACGTAAGTCTTGGTAATCGAGCGGTCGACCGCCCATTTGTGCCCGGCCTGTACCGCATCCATGATCATGAACAGCGTGCGCACGCGGGTGACGAACGCCCATTTCGGGTCGCTCGACAGGGTGCGGTTGCCCCACAGCCGGTAACCGTCGTCGCGGATGATTGTGGTGATGTTCGCGTTGTTGAGCAGGTTGGCCCGGCAGGTTTCGTCACCGTCCAGGTACTCGACGGCGCGGGTAGTGCCGGTGATGCCGGTAAGCTCCTTGTTCGAGGGCGAGGCCCAGAAGCCGTAGGTGGCATCCGTCCAAGCGAACAGCCCGGCCGTCCATGCTGACCCCGGTGCGTCCACGGTCTTGCTTTTGTCGGTGTCCCAGAACTGCACGCCGGGGTCGACCATGTACAGGTTGCGACTGCCGAAGTTGTCGGCGTAGGCCATGGCCGCCTCATCAGTGGTGCACGGCCCATCGATGATGGCGATGGCTCGCAGCTTTTGCGCGAGACCGTCCATCGCCGTGGCTATCGCCTGAGTGGCCGAATGACCTGGTGCGATCAGCAATCGAGGCTGGGCGTTGAACAGGCTTTTGCCATCGAGCAGCGCCTGCAGGCCGGTACGCTGACCTGACACCAGGACGCCACCGATGATCGCCGAGGTCTGCAGTGCCGGATCGTCCATCTTTGGCACGCCGATGGCGACGATTACTGCCTTGGCTTTGGCGTAGATCGCCTTGCATGCCTTGGTGATCGCCGACTCGGCGCCGAAGGCAGCGATGGCCTCGCGCTCGGTGGTGATCAGCTTGAGTTCACCGGCCTTGGCGGTGCCGCCACCGAGCAGGCCGGGGGTGAAGGTGTCGCACAGGCCGATGATTGATGAGGACGGTAACGTAATGGTGCGTGCGCCAGTATCGACCGCCGTGGTCGTGACGCCGTGAAAGAAACTCATAGAGTCGATCTCCAGAAACTAAGATGCCCCGCATAAGCGAGGCTGTGAGGGGTGTTCGTGTTACGCGTAACGGAAAAGAAAACGCCCCGTCGGTGCGGGGCGTTTATTGGGTTTGGCTGGCCACCCACTCGGGCACGACCGGCCGGGACTCTTCGGCGGGGAATTCCGCCGTCGCCGGCCAGTCACGCAGCGACTTGATGTAGGCCAGCAGTTCGGCGTATTGCTTGGCCGTAAGCGTGGTTTCATCACCGACTTCAGCCTCGTCACGGTGCCGGTCGCGTAGCCAGCTCACCCGGGCAATTTCAGCGTCGCGCCAGGCCCGACCAATAGCCTCTTGATCTACCGCCACAATAGGAAGCTGGATCAGACCAGACGCCAAAAGACGCGGATCGTCCTCACTCACTTCACCTTGGTGTGGGTAAACCTTCGGGTCCTGCGCATTACTAAAAACAGCGCGTATTGCTGTTTTCGCTTCGTCAGAGAATTGAACAAACATGCGCGCTCCTTAGAACGTGTAACCATTGACAATGATTTTGAAAAGAGGCGTCGCCGGCCCTGTCGATTGGAAAAACAACGTTTGCGGGCTGGTGATCGGCACCAATGCAAACGCGGCCTCAATTCCGAACGCAGACGACACCGCCCCTATCACCCCTGAACGCTCAGGCGAGGTATTCAGCTTGTTGTAGAGAAGCAAAGACCCTTGACCAACAGATTGTGATGTCGTGATGACAAACAGAAAGCCGCTGGCCGTCTTGGCATTCTTCGGGATTCCCCCGGACACGTCGAGCGCCGTAGTGGCGGAATACACCCCATTAGAGAGGAACACCTGAATGCCGCTGCTGTAGCTGAAGGTGCGCCCATCTAGATCGCCAGGGACAAACAAGCCATCCGCCACTGGCCACACGCCGATCAGTGCAGAAGCCGTATAACCTGCCGGGATCACACCCGCGCACAACTCAGGCGCGATGCCGGCCGTTGCGTTCACCGCCATAGCTCCCCGCACCTTGGTGGCCGGGTTATACAACGCATACAAGGCCACATAGCCAAGACCCGGCGCGGCGCCTGCATCCATCGCCCCCAGCCCCTTCGTGGTCGACGCCAGATTGACCAACTGGCTAAAGTTCCTTAGCCGGTAAGTCCTTCCGATGGCGTCCCCGACAACCACCTCATCCGCGTAGAACGTCCCTGACGCCGAGGGCGCCGCAACCGACATTCTTGCATTGCGCGAAGTACCGATAACCGGACCATTCAGCGACAGCTCCGCCACCAGAGCCGCGAGCGCGGCGATATCAATATTTCCCTGATTGATCGGCGCGTTCCAGGCCTTAATGCACCAGATCACCGCCAAGTTGCGCGGGCGAGTTACACCGAAAGAGATTTCGCCGGCATCCGCAAGATTAGCCCCCTGCCCCGGCGCAGACATGCTTTGCGCCACCGGGTAATCTGCAAGCGAACCGGCGTCATACCCCAAATCCGAACGGGCTGTCACAGCGTCGGTGCTCGGCGTCCGATCGCCCACGACACCAGCCGAGACGCCCTCGTCAAAACTGTGCGCAGAGCCTTTTTGCCAACTACCTAGCGCACGTCCCGGGTCCACCCCGCGCCCATGATCCCAGCCGCGCAGGAACTCGGCGCGCGATTCCGGCAAGCGGAAATTGCCCGCCCCCTCATTGCCCTTGTTGAAAGCCGTTCCAAGGAACGCCGCCAAATCGGGATAAACCGCAATGCTCTTGACCGTACCGTCCACCTCCAGAAACCCGGGGGGGATCTTATCGACTGGAATCGGCGCCATGACGCCGACGGGCAACGCCGAAGCCTGGGCAATCATCGACTCGATTTCAGACTTCGTGTAGGTGTCAGTGATGCCCATTCCAGCCAGCGTGGTCGGGTTATCCCCCTCCACCACAAGCCCACGATCATTGGTCTTTACTCGCGTCCACTGACCCGGGGTCTTGTTCTTCGGCAGCACTTCCAGAATGGCTGCGTCGACATAGGCCCGCGAGGCCAGCACCACGGCCGGATCGATCTTGAGCTGAATATTTCCCGCGTTATTTACAATGAAGTTCATGCGCACGATTTGCGTGCGCCCTGAGCCTTGTGACAGCAGCGGCTTGAAGCTCGGCGCACAGTTGGCCACCGCCACCAAATCACCGTCCGCGTCGTACAGCCCGATCTCCCGGATCCACTTGCCGCCCTCATCGGCCGG